ATTGGATCTCGTACTACTTACGATGGTTTGTGGTTTAGAGAAGCAAAGATGGGCGCTACTACCAAAGAGACTGTGCTCAACTTCCTTGCTGCTAATTTAGGTCCGTCTATCTCTGTTGGAAGTAATGCACTAAGTGCAATAGACGACTTTGGTAACGGCAAAATTCAACGAGGTTTAGAAAAAATTGCCCCTGCGTTCTTTAAAGCCCCATTAGTTGCAGCACGGCTAAGTGAAGAAGGCGCTAAAAGCCAAGCTGGTGATATGCTCTTACGTAAAAATGAATTAAACAACCTAAATATTGCTGCTCAGGCACTAGGATTTCAATCTACTCGTTTGAGTCGCATACAGGAAAGAAACTTTAAGTATGCACAAGAAGATAAACAAGCTGATGCAGCTAGATCTAAGCTACTAAAAGAGCTTAATGAAGCAACTACAACTGGTAAATCACCTGAAGAAGTTGGAAGAATATTTAAAAGAATTGATAAACACAATCGTCGGTACCCGCATGACGATTACGAGATAGATGACGATACAATTGAGCGTTCTTTAGAAGCTTACGAAAAACGCAAAGACTTAGTAGATCGTGGTTTATATATACCAGAATCAAAAGAAGATATTTTGATGCCTAGTGTTCGGGCTGTTAACCCAGTTAAATAAAAAACCCCCGCACTGGGCGGGGGGTAAAAGTGTGGAAGGAGCTAACTTCCGAGGAGAAACAGACGAGCTGTTCTGTGCTCGAGTATAGTTAAATTCTCCAGATGCGTAAACCTTTTACTCCTTCATTAATAACGGTCTTAAATATAACTTCTATCTTTAGCCTTTTTGTAACACGCAGGATGTCTTTCTTGGCGGCATCAGGATCAAGGCAAGGTATGAAGATTGAATACCCTACCTTAAAGTTCCTCCAATTGACGTTATAACTAATCTTCTCTACTAGCATGCTCAATGATCGGTGCTACAACCGCATCCATATCAATAAAGTCAGGTACAGAGCAGTCAAAGAACAATGCATGAACCCCGGGAGATGTAACACGCATACCCTTAGACATCTGCTTGGTATCGGCTTTTACGTAGATACCACGGGCTTTTAACTCATTAAGTGTCTCTTTGTATGGGGCTTGTGATTCCACACAATCTTTCTTAAAGTCTTTGGCTACGATATACATCATCTTAGTATCAGGTTCATAGCGTATCTTTAAATCAGCCCGTGGCTCTTGTACAGGCACTGAGTGCATATTGGTACGTTTATCCACCTCGTTGTTTACAACCAACATGCTTTGTATGTTACGGTTAAGGTAGTCACCAATAATAGCTGCAGCGTTATTAGCTGGAGGTGCAATATCTTGCCGTACTGTAGTTAGCATCTGCATAGCCCATGTATATATGGCTTTCATATCGTAGTCGTGCAACCCGAGCATACGTGCAACCAAACCGCCTGTTATGTTACAAGCAATAAGCGCAGACCAGAAACGTTCTTTGGAAGTCAGACGCATTTCTTTATCAATCTTGGCTTGAATTGCCAACAAGTTACTGACTGTGTCTTCTAAATTACCCAGTAGATAGGTGCAGTAGATGTCGCCAGCATGCCCGTAGTTTTCTTTTAGTTGATGGTCAAACATTGCCTTGGCTACGTGCACAGGGATAATATTGCTTGGATGTATCTGATACTCTAATAGGCGCATGCTCTCACCATCCGGGCTGTTCTTGTGTACCCCAAGTTTCTCGTAGAAGCTAGCGTTTGAACTTGCCAAGGATATCGTCTGCCAAGTGGTATTGTTAACACGCAACTCGTTCTTATCCGATTTAGACCTGTTAGCTCCACGACCTTGGGACATGCTATAAGCCAGCGTAGAGAACTCGGCAGGGCTAATGTTGGTAATCTCGTCAATCGTAAAGGGCAGGTTGTTCATAATCCCTAGATGCAACATCTTGGCGGCTAGGGTGTCTTTCCATATTGCAGCTAATCTGTCGGGGTGTCCGTACACGCTATTGCACATATACAACGCAGTAGATTTACCCGTGCCTGATTCTTTATGGATAAGATTTATGATTGCTCCGCTATGACCAGTAAACTTAAGAAGCGGCGCGCCAAATGCAGTAAGCGCAGCAAATGCATGGGGTTCTAATCCTGGAGCACCATACAAGTTAAATACCTCTTTCCATTTTTCTAGTGTGCCCTTGGGGTGCATAACGTCCGCAAACGATCTAGTATTTGCAGAGGGTGGGCTATGGAATGTACCGTCTTTGCTAATCTCTCTATCGCCAATAATAAATTTGCTGTTCTTATCCACCCAGCCAAATTGTGTCCTCATAAGTTCTGCCTTTCCTTTGTACTGCAATTCTTTAATAAATGACATTAAGAATGCCATTAGTTGATCCATTTGCTTTGGCATCCCTGCGACGCCTTTTGTTGACAACGCTTCACGTAATCTTTCTTTTACTGCCACGGTAGACAACGGAATCGTAAACTCCCGTACGTCGTCTTTAGGTAGGTGCAACCGCATTAATACAAGTTCGCCAACCGCAGGGTCAGGATCATGCATCCGCTTTACGATATATAAGTCGTGCTCATACACGCAGATTGGTTCTGATTCCTCTTCGTCTTTGATTGTTATATAGATGCCACCGTTCTTTCCACGGAAATACGGAAATGGGTAAGAGGGTATCTTGTACGTCACAGCGTCATCTAATGCCTGCGTCTCGTGCACTTCGGTTTCTTCTGCTTTTATTATTTCTCTGCCTAGGGCAATAGGTGAACCAATACGCCCTTTCCACTGGCAACCATCACAGCCGCCCGGATTATTTTTTTCAAACGTACTGCAACGCTGAGCAAACGCTGTATGACTAGCTTTATCTTCTGTATCTTCGGGAGAGTAACTAGGGTGTTTTTCTGAAATTTTATGGATTGCCTTATCTCTGTCTACGCAACGATGAGCAATAGATAACGCATTGAACCACATAGGTTCGGACACAGATTCTTGATTTTGATACTGGTACAGTAACTGTGCACAACCTTCATTGTTGGCACTGCGAATCATAATCTTGCTAAACCGAGATACGGTATTAGCAGCCATAGCTTTTTGTAACTCGCTTAGCTCTTTAGGTGCAGTAGGCTTCTTAGGTGCTTCCTTTACACCGAGTAAGGTCTTAAATGTTTCGTACTCAACATCTGGCGCATCACAGATTATTTCTACTGGCTTAGGTGGATTATCTTTAAAGTTCAATGTGCCAGGAACTCTAAGCACCCTAGCTATTTCAAATACACTTGCATCGACATAAAGGTTATGCAATACACATAGTTCATTCAAACGATTAGCAACTGGCTCCCACTCTTCTCTACTAACAGGGTTAGCAAGGGGCCAATACGCATGGATGCCCCTACCTGAGTTAACAAGTAAAGGCTTTGGTAATCCGATTAATTTGCAGAAGTCTTTTAGTGCTTGTAAACCTGTTGCTTGGTCTATGTAGCCATCAGGGCGATTTGTCTTTGGGTTTAATTCTGCTTTTGCTTCACCGCAATCTAAGTCAAGCCAAAATGCTTTGAGGTCTTTTACGTTCTCTTTTTTACGATTTAGGTTTGTCTCAAACTTAGCAACACCAAAATACACATCTCTGCCCTTGGACAGAAAATCTTCTACGTGCTTATCAAATTCTTCTCGTGTTTGAACAAGCTCTTGTATAGCAGACTTACCCTTTAAGCCGAGCACGGTAAGCCACCCATTGGGGCTTTGCACTCTGTTTAGTAGGTCTATATTTGCCATTCTCGTCTCGTTGTTAGGGGAAAAAAGGGGGGACTAATCCCCCCTCACCTTCCGGTGATGCTCTTTATTACTTAAGTTTTGATTCTTTAATGTGCTTAGTTAAACTATTCAGTAACTTAGTTACGTTCTTGGCATAGCGTTTATCGGGTTCATACGAACCCACAAACCAGTTGTATATCGTTTGCCTGCTAACCCCAATAGTGGTTGCTACATCTGCAACTGATATACCTAGTTTTATAGCCGCTTTACCAAGAGCAACACCAAGCTTACTGCTATCAGCCTGTTTATTAAGCTGAATAGTTTTAGCACTATAGCCGTAGCTCATTATTAGTTATCCGACCAAGCGTTAACTACATCTGCTAACTTTGCTTTAGGTGCAGCAGGGGGCACTTCAGCTTTCTTGGTTCGTTTAACAACAGGCTCATCGGGCTCAGCTTCAGATTCAAAAGCTGGTTTAGCTGCTACTGGTGGTAGCTTTACAACGCCATCTTGCTGAGCAACAGTTAACTGAATAACTCTTTTGGACTCTTGAGTAGCTTGTGCTGCTTCTACAACATCAATCTCTTCATCGGTTAAATGACGCACTGGGGTGAACTTCAGCACATCAGCCGTCTCGTTCTCATCAAATGCAATCTGAGTAATGATGCGATCAATGCTCTCGCCGTTAGCTGGCAGGAACTTAATATAGCTCTCAAATGGATGCGTATTACCAACACCCTTACCAAACAAAGATTTGGCTGGAATATTAAATTGATAAATATCTCCACTCATATCATTCTCAAGCAACACAGCAACACGACGATTAAAGCGACATGCACGACCTTTGCCGTTTGTACCTGAACCATCAATGTTTTGTGAGCAGGTAGCGCAGTTTGTAGACTGAGCATTGGCAGCTTTAGGGTCAGGTACATCGCCTTGGTTAGACCAGCAGTCAGGTAGAGTTGGGGCAGCATCAGGATCAAACGCAGTAGCGTAGAACTGACGAGATACCTTTGGTAATGCGTTAATAACGATTACATTTAAGAAACCATCTTTAACCTTGCCTGCTTCTTTGCCGTTCACAATGCGACGGAATACGCCTTTGGACATCGTAATACGACGACTAGTAGAACCGCCACCGCTATCCGCTAGAGCTTTAGATAATTCGCTAACCTCACGATTAGTTGCTACTGTGTTTTGCTGCTGAAAAATAGAAATATTACTCATGTTTTGCTCCTTCTAACGACCACGGTGTATTTACTGTCTGCTTGTAAACCAGCAGGTAACAGATTTGGATTCTCTTCAAGAAACTGCTTGAGGTTAGTTTGATGTATCCTCTTCTCGAGCAGGGGGTAGGCATCATGTTCTTGTATGAACTGATACATAGAATCCCAATCAGTCGTCCAGTACCGTGTATCCACTTTACGAATAATTGTCCCTGCTGGTGTTTTAATGCTATCGGCATTGTTGTCACGACATACTTCAAGCATCTTTTCTGCGAGCAAGTCCTGTTGAGCTTTTAACTCTTCGTCTTGTTGCTCGTACAACTCTTTAATCTCAGCTCGCTTGTCACGGATTTTTATATAAATCTCTGCAAGTTTGTCTGTTTGTACATCTTCCATTTTTAGCTCCTTCTAACTACGAACCACTAGTATACCAATGACTTTGACAATGTCAAGCTATATCTTCAATTTCTTGTCTATATAAGTCAATTATTTTTGTGTGGCTATCTATATTATTTTGTAACATTCTGTATAGCTTAGCTTCTACTTCACTTCCTTTGATATGCACAATGGTCATGGGGTTCTTTTGCCCCGGGCGGTTAATACGTGCATTGGCTTGCAAGTATGTTTCTACGCTGGTTACAGGAGCATACCAAATGATTACGTTAGCAGCAGTTAGTGTTAACCCGTGTGATGCCGCTTGAGGTTGAATGATAAGCACACGAACATTTTCTGTTGTTTGAAAGTCGTTAATTATGTCGTGCCTTCTGTTTACAGGCACTTGCCCGTTGATAACTGCACAAGATATATTAGCTCCGGTAAGATGTTTGTTTAGCAGTTCTATAGTATGTGTAAACGGAACAAACACCAGGACCTTATGTGAAGCCTCGTTGATAACTTCTTCAATAACACGTAAACGATTAGATACATCAAACTGTATGACTTCTCTAGTATCGGTATATACCGCACCGCCAGAGATCTGCAGTAGCTTATTAATATTGGTAGCCGCATTTACTGAGCTAACCTGCTCTCCATCTGCATGCATTAGCATTTGTTGCTTAAGTATTTTGTAATACTTTATTTGCTGAGGGGTAAGCGGAGCATCTCGTTCTACAAAAGTTACATCAGGCAAGTCTAGACATTGATCCTTCTCAAACCGAATAGCAGGTTGTAACACTTTATGTACAACAGACTGGGCTTGAGGCTTTGGTATCCAACGATATGTGCCTACTTTAAACATTACTTGGTCACGGAACTGCCCATAGAACTTAGGAGTGTTATTAGGATTAATAAGTTTAGCTAGGCCAAATGCGTCTACAGGAGATTGTGCTGCTGGAGTACCAGTAAGCATCCACATGCCCTTAACTTGACTAGCTATATCTCTGAGTGTCTTCCAACGGGTTGTCTGTGCATTTTTATAGGCACTTGCTTCGTCTACAACAATTAAATCAAACCCACCTTTTAGGACTTCTTCTTTGACGATGTCTACTCCATCAAAGTTAATGATGACAAACTCAGCGTTGTTAGCAAGTATTTTCTTGCGTTGCACTGGGCTACCATAAGCTATATCGCATGTGCGGTGAATTGCAAATTTAAATAAATCCTGTTGCCATGCTGACTTCATAATAGATAAAGGGCAAATCACAAGCACACGACGGATGACACCTAGGTTCAATAGATAATCAGCTGCCCATATTACGCTAGCCGTTTTGCCTGTACCCTGCTCGTTAAAGCAGAAAGCCTTGCGGTTAAGCGTTAAGAACTCAGAAGTCTGCTTTTGATGCGCAAAAGGCTTATGTTTACCAGGCCAGTTGTAATCCGTTAGGATGCTATTTCTTGCTTGCATTCCGTTTGACGGAGTGGTCTGGGTTCCTACTGAATGATCTGTTTTTGCTAGCGGATTTAACCTTGAGATTACCCCTAGCACTTGTTCCCCCCTTGCTGAGAGGTTTTGCATGATCGACGTCTTTTCCATCACCTTTGTGTACCTTTCCTTCTTTCATTAGCTCCGCACGGGCTGTGTTGCGTTTAGCCCTGTTTTTTATTTGTTCGGGTTTACCCTGATACTGTTCGTATTCTTTTTTGTATGGTCTAGGTTTATTTACGTATGGCATTTAAGCTCTCCTTGCATACCTTTATTTTCTTCTTTCCCTGTAATTATGGCAAGTCTTAACAGGGCACCAACCGCATAACGGGCCTGCTACTGCGTTCCATACCCCTGTTTTTAGAGCTGTTTCTAGTCGTTCTAAATCAAACCGCACATGCTCAAAGTAAGCCATTTTGTGCATCGAACTGTGTT